GGTGCGGCGGCGGCCTGATAGCCACTGAATAACATGGAAGCCGCGACCGCCATTGCAGCGGTATTACGGCGGCCGGTAACTTGCGCGGGGCCGTTGATGATTTCAGGGCCATGCTCACCCACTACGCCAAATTTACCCAGAGGGATATAGCCGCCATTATCGTATTCACCGGTATATTTCGCGGCGATATCGGCAGCACTATTACCCTTGGGGGCGGGCTTCCATGTGATACCGTAGTTACCTGCGGCGGCTGCTACCGCTGGATTACTCTGTGCCAGTTCGCGGGTTTTCTCGGAGCGTTGTTTGACTTCATCCAGCTTTTCCAGCACCCACTTAATGGATGAGATCAGTACTTTAAGGGGGGTCATTGCCAGATTAATACCATCAGCCAAGAATTGACCAAAAGATTTACCGGCATCGGCGGCGCTGTTTAAATCGGCGGTGGTTGATTGCACGGGTTCCAGTAACTTTTTAAACCAGTTCCACACGTTTTTAACTGCATCGCCGATCCAGTCAAATACTGGCCCCAGCGGTTTAAGTGCTTCTTTGATTGGGGTGGCAGCTTGCATAAAGCCATCCACTACGCCACCGAGAAACGCTTTAATCGGTTTCCAATACTTGTAAATCAACAAGCCAGCGCCAGCGATAGCTGCACCAATCAGGCCAATCGGACTCATTAAAATCCCGAATATGCCACTTAAGCCAGTGAGGGCAAAGCGCAGGAGTTTAAGCGGGGATTTAGCCAGCCAGCCAATCCCATTACCCAGCATTTTAAAGCCGCTGATACTGGATTTAACTGGTGAACGCACCACATTTACCAAGCCATTACCCAGCCCTTTGAGGGTGGTAATTGCCGACTGACCGCCATTTTTAGACAGGGTAAGCAGTGAGCGGCTAAAAGTGCCTATCTGTCGGGTGGTGATGGGGGTAGTGCTTGCCAGTTTGGACATGCCAAATGACAGGCGAGGCAGTAAGCGGATACCTAATACCGAAGTAGTAAAGCGCAATAAGGCAAACGGCCCTAAAATACCCACGGCGGCGATAGCCAATGCACCGAATGCGGCGGTAGCAATAGCGACAGCGGTACCCACCTGCACAATGCCCAGGCTGATTTTTGGATGGGCCTTGAGGAACTCAGCCACACCATGCATAAACTCGGTAATGCTTTTGGCTGTTGACCTAAGCCATGTGTCATTTTTCTCAAATAATTCAACGCTGACGTTTTCAAGGGCGGCATGAATGATGGTCATGTCGCCTTTCAGGTTGTCTAGCTTGGTCGCTGCCACTCGCGCCGCCTCGCCGTCATACTCTCCGGGCTGACCGCGCATTTTATCTAATGAGCCATTACCGGCCGCGTGCATCAACACACCAAAGCCAGTGACGGCATACTGTCCGGCAATGTTTTTAAAGATAGCCCCACGTTCAACGTTACCCATTTTGGCGGTTTTATCACTGATATCTTTCAGGATATCAACCAGATCGCGCATATTGCCGTTTTTATCTGCGGTCTTAACCCCTAAATCACTGACTGCCTTAGAATTACCAATGCGGCTTAAAATACTGCGCATGGTGGTACCGGCCTGACTGCCCTGAATACCGGCGCTGCCCAGCATGGCGGTAGAGGCTGCTACCGTTTCCAGACTCTGGCCGTACTCGCGCCCGACACCGGCGGAATACTTCATGGATTCGCCCAGCATCGGAATATCCACGTTATTACGGGTAAACAGGGCGGTGAGCACATCGGCCACCCGATCCATTTTCTCGGCGGGAATACCCATCGCGGTTTGAATATTGGAAGCGATATCCGCAGTCGTTCCGAGATCAATATCACCGGCCGCCGCCAAATTCAGCATACCCGGCATCGCACCCAATACCTGTTTAGGGCTATAGCCGGTACGACCAAGGAAATATTGCCCTTGCGCCACTTCCAAATCGGTAAATTTGGAGGACAGCGGCAAGGTGCGGGCCTGATGGCGCATCGCCTGCATATCTGCTGAGTTTTTATCAGGAATGCGGGTAACGGCCTGAGTTTTACTCATCATGCCATCAAATTCATAGCCAACATGCAGCGCTCCGGCTATCCCACGGCCCATGGCGCGGCCGGTGGAGAGTGAGGTGTAACCCAATCCGGCGGCAATGGCTTTGCGCTGGTTGCTGTTATCAAAACGGTTACGGGCGGCACTAAGGCGCTGTTGTTGCTGGGCTTGCTGCTCTAATCGGCGCTGTTGTGCGGTCAGTGCGGCAGTGGTGCTGGTGATATTGGCTTTAAGGGATCGCTGCGCCTGACCTAATCGATTGGTGGCAATACCGCTGCTTTGCAGTGCGGTGCGCTGGGTATGCAACGCAGTACGTAAGTCATGGTATTTTTGCTTTAGCTTGGCGGCCTCTTCACTGGCACGCTTAAACTCTTTCGCCTGTTTAGCGGTTGGGGCAGCACTGTTTTTTAGTTCGGTGGCAAGCTGGCGCGCTTTATCACGGGCGGCGGCCAGCGCCTGAGCGGTTCCATTAACCGCCGCTTTATTCTTGCGAAAGCCCTCAATTTTGCCAGATTGTGCATCCAGTTGTTTGAGTTGGCCTTTCGTTGCTTTAATGGAAGCGGCCAGCGTTTTATTGCTGGCCAACATAGATTTAAATGGCTTGGTAACTTTATCAATGGCACTTAAAGAAACCTGCAAGCGGAGGTTCTTATCACTCATCACTGCCCCCGTTACGGATAATAGCTTTATGTCGCCACTCTAAAAGTTCGCCGACGGTCATCGGATCGGTGGCTGATGGCGGCCAATGGAATACCACGGCAATATCAGCCATCAAATCATCAACCGTTAANACGTTTTCAAGGGCGGCATGAATGATGGTCATGTCGCCTTTCAGGTTGTCTAGCTTGGTCGCTGCCACTCGCGCCGCCTCGCCGTCATACTCTCCGGGCTGACCGCGCATTTTATCTAATGAGCCATTACCGGCCGCGTGCATCAACACACCAAAGCCAGTGACGGCATACTGTCCGGCAATGTTTTTAAAGATAGCCCCACGTTCAACGTTACCCATTTTGGCGGTTTTATCACTGATATCTTTCAGGATATCAACCAGATCGCGCATATTGCCGTTTTTATCTGCGGTCTTAACCCCTAAATCACTGACTGCCTTAGAATTACCAATGCGGCTTAAAATACTGCGCATGGTGGTACCGGCCTGACTGCCCTGAATACCGGCGCTGCCCAGCATGGCGGTAGAGGCTGCTACCGTTTCCAGACTCTGGCCGTACTCGCGCCCGACACCGGCGGAATACTTCATGGATTCGCCCAGCATCGGAATATCCACGTTATTACGGGTAAACAGGGCGGTGAGCACATCGGCCACCCGATCCATTTTCTCGGCGGGAATACCCATCGCGGTTTGAATATTGGAAGCGATATCCGCAGTAGTACCGAGATCAATATCTCCGGCTGCGGCCAGATTCAGCATCCCCGGCATCGCGCCTAATACCTGTTTCGGGCTATAACCGGTGCGACCAAGGAAATATTGCCCTTGCGCCACTTCCAGATCGGTAAATTTAGAGGAGAGTGGCAAGGTGCGGGCCTGATGGCGCATCGCCTGCATATCCGCTGCGTTTTTATCAGGAATACGGGTAACGGCCTGAGTTTTACTCATCATGCCATCAAATTCATAGCCAACATGCAGCGCTCCGGCTATCCCTCGGCCCATCGCACGGCCAGTGGAGAGCGAGGTGTAACCCAATCCAGCAGCAATGGCTTTGCGTTGGTTGCTACTATCAAAGCGATTGCGGGCGGCACTGAGGCGCTGTTGTTGCTGGGCTTGCTGTTCTAATCGGCGCTGTTGCGCAGTCAGTGCGGCGGTGGTGCTGGTGATATTGGCTTTAAGGGATCGCTGCGCCTGACCTAATCGATTGGTGGCAATACCGCTACTTTGCAATGCGGTGCGTTGGGTATGCAGCGCGGTGCGTAAGTCATTATATTTTTGCTTTAGCTTGGCGGCCTCTTCACTGGCGCGCTTTATCACGGGCAGCGGCCAGCGCCTGAGCGGTACCATTAACCGCCACTTTATTCTTACGAAAACCCTCAATTTTGCCAGATTGTGCATCCAGTTGTTTGAGTTGGTCTTTCGTTGCCTTAATGGAAGCGGCCAGCGTTTTATTGCTGGCCAACATAGATTTAAATGGCTTGGTAACTTTATCAATGGCGCTTAAAGAAACCTGCAAGCGGAGGTTCTTATCACTCATCACTNACCTGCACAATGCCCAGGCTGATTTTTGGATGGGCCTTGAGGAACTCAGCCACACCATGCATAAACTCGGTAATGCTTTTGGCTGTTGACCTAAGCCATGTGTCATTTTTCTCAAATAATTCAACGCTGACGTTTTCAAGGGCGGCATGAATGATGGTCATGTCGCCTTTCAGGTTGTCTAGCTTGGTCGCTGCCACTCGCGCCGCCTCGCCGTCATACTCTCCGGGCTGACCGCGCATTTTATCTAATGAGCCATTACCGGCCGCGTGCATCAACACACCAAAGCCAGTGACGGCATACTGTCCGGCAATGTTTTTAAAGATAGCCCCACGTTCAACGTTACCCATTTTGGCGGTTTTATCACTGATATCTTTCAGGATATCAACCAGATCGCGCATATTGCCGTTTTTATCTGCGGTCTTAACCCCTAAATCACTGACTGCCTTAGAATTACCAATGCGGCTTAAAATACTGCGCATGGTGGTACCGGCCTGACTGCCCTGAATACCGGCGCTGCCCAGCATGGCGGTAGAGGCTGCTACCGTTTCCAGACTCTGGCCGTACTCGCGCCCGACACCGGCGGAATACTTCATGGATTCGCCCAGCATCGGAATATCCACGTTATTACGGGTAAACAGGGCGGTGAGCACATCGGCCACCCGATCCATTTTCTCGGCGGGAATACCCATCGCGGTTTGAATATTGGAAGCGATATCCGCAGTCGTTCCGAGATCAATATCACCGGCCGCCGCCAAATTCAGCATACCCGGCATCGCACCCAATACCTGTTTAGGGCTATAGCCGGTACGACCAAGGAAATATTGCCCTTGCGCCACTTCCAAATCGGTAAATTTGGAGGACAGCGGCAAGGTGCGGGCCTGATGGCGCATCGCCTGCATATCTGCTGAGTTTTTATCAGGAATGCGGGTAACGGCCTGAGTTTTACTCATCATGCCATCAAATTCATAGCCAACATGCAGCGCTCCGGCTATCCCACGGCCCATGGCGCGGCCGGTGGAGAGTGAGGTGTAACCCAATCCGGCGGCAATGGCTTTGCGCTGGTTGCTGTTATCAAAACGGTTACGGGCGGCACTAAGGCGCTGTTGTTGCTGGGCTTGCTGCTCTAATCGGCGCTGTTGTGCGGTCAGTGCGGCAGTGGTGCTGGTGATATTGGCTTTAAGGGATCGCTGCGCCTGACCTAATCGATTGGTGGCAATACCGCTGCTTTGCAGTGCGGTGCGCTGGGTATGCAACGCAGTACGTAAGTCATGGTATTTTTGCTTTAGCTTGGCGGCCTCTTCACTGGCGCGCTTTATCACGGGCAGCGGCCAGCGCCTGAGCGGTACCATTAACCGCCACTTTATTCTTACGAAAACCCTCAATTTTGCCAGATTGTGCATCCAGTTGTTTGAGTTGGTCTTTCGTTGCCTTAATGGAAGCGGCCAGCGTTTTATTGCTGGCCAACATAGATTTAAATGGCTTGGTAACTTTATCAATGGCACTTAAAGAAACCTGCAAGCGGAGGTTCTTATCACTCATCACTGCCCCCGTTACGGATAATGGCTTTATGTCGCCACTCTAAAAGCTCGCCGATAGTCATTGGATCGGTGGCGGATGGCGGCCAGTGAAAGGTAACGGCGATATCCGCTACCAAATCGTCAACCGTTAAGCGCTCAGGAAGTCGGACTTGACCGAGTTCGGCAAGAAAAAAAGCGCCAGCGCCTGAGACAGTGCGTAAATATCAGCCGGATCAAGATTGCTGATTTCTGGCACGGTCAGATTCGGGGTAGTGATACGCGGCAACACTCGGATCAGCGCGTCAACATCGGTATCTAACAGCGCTTGCAACTTGGCTCCACGTAATGCGCCAGCGGTGGGTTTATTCACCGTCACTTCGGTAATAGTGGTATTCCCCCGGATAATAGGCACATCCAGCGTGATTACATTAAATTGGGGTTCAGTCGTGTCTTTTTTCATAATAATTATCCGATTAAAAGTTAGGAGGTTTGCCCCCGAGTGCGACGGGGCGACTGTTCCTACGGGCGCTCCGGCGGCCTAAGCCGCTACGACCCGAACGGAACATTTCCCCATCGATTGGGCTATCGCGACTCGTCATCCACTCTCTGATGAGGGGTATTAAAGGCCAATATTGCGGCGGTGGGCTTCCAACATATCGACGCCGTTGACCATTTCGACCATATTCACAATATCGACCTCGATCAGCACTTCGCCGTCCCACGTCAATTTGTAGTAGGTGTTTTTGGTGGAAATCTTGGTGGTGGTGTTATCACCTTGCTTGCTGTCGCCGCCGTCAATTTCCTCATGGCGGCCGCGCATCACAATTTCTACCGCGTGGGTTTCCCCGGTATCGTCGCGCTGATAGGAGCCAGCAAAGCGCAGTAACACCCCATCGACCTTGGTCACGCCCCACTGTTTGTAGATCTCGGACTCAATGCCGCCCAGCGTCCAGTCAACATCTAGCGCACCATCAGCCAGCCCCAAATCAACCTTGGCGCTGCCATTCATCCCGCCACCGCGAAACTCTTCAAATTTGCGGCTGAGTTTGGGCAAGGTGATGGATTCAACCACCCCTTGGTAGCTGCTCCCGTCATTGAACATATTCAGGAACTTAAGTTTGCGTGGTAATGCCATGATTAAGCTCCTTAGCTATTAACGGCGGCGG